GAGCCTGGATCGGATCGATGGAGATTGAAGAGTTTATATATCGCAATGCCCAGAAGGAGACCAAGTATGACATGTGGAAAAACCTTACGGGTCGGTCCGGGACCGTCTCCGAGTGCCTCAAGTACCTTTCAAAGAGTGTCGATGTTCAGTTTCCTGAAATTGTAAAGAACCGGAGTGCGTGGTCGTTCCGCAACGGCATCCTGGACCAGGGAACTTTCATCGAGTATCCCAAGGTTTCCGAGCCGATTGTGACGAGCAAGTTTTTCGACAAGACCTTTGAGGATTTCCAAGGGGATTGGTGGGACATTCCAACGCCCCACTTTCAGAGCATCTTGGACTATCAACACTTTGATGAGGATGTTTCAAAGTGGCTCTACGTCTTTGGGGGTCGGCTCTGTTTTGATGTCAATGTAAAGGATCGGTGGCAAGTCATTCCGTTCCTCAAGGGTGTTGCTCGTTCCGGCAAGAGTACCATCTTGACCAAGGTTTTCAAAAAGTTTTATGATCACGATGATGTCCGGACCCTTTCCAATAATATCGAAAAGAAGTTTGGACTCTGGAGCATCCACGATGGTTTCATGTTCATATGCCCGGAGGTCAAGGGGGACCTGTCCCTTGAGCAAGCTGAGTTTCAATCGATTGTATCCGGTGAGGATGTTTCGATCGCCCGCAAGAATGAAAAGGCGCTCTCGAAGGAGTGGACGGTGCCCGGCATCATGGCTGGTAATGAGGTTCCGGGGTACCGCGATAATTCCGGTTCGATCATGCGTCGGTTGGTCACCTGGGACTTCAAAAAGCAAGTGACCGATGCGGATCCGACTCTGGAGGATCGTCTCGACGAGGAACTCCCCAAGATTCTTCTCAAGTGTGTCCGAGCGTACCTCGAATATTCCCAAAAGTATCAAAACAAGGATATCTGGAACGTTCTGCCGGGCTACTTCAAGAAGGTCCAGGACCAGATTGCGCTCGTTACCAACACGCTCCTGAACTTTTTGGCTTCGGAACGTCTCCGTTTCGGTCCGGATCTATGCATGCCCCAAAAGGCGTTCGTCTCTGCGTTCAAGCAGCACTGCGTCGACAACAATCTCCCGATGATGAAGTACAATGCGGATGCGTGCGTCGGTCCATTCAGTACCAAAGATCTCGAGGTCGTCACCAGGACCATGGATTACCAAGGGGTATTCTACACCGATACCCTGTTCATCAAGGGGGTCGATATGGTTTCGGCTCCGGTCGTATCGGCTCCGACCCACGAGTGGTGATAAAATCCTTGACTAATCAATAATGAAGGGTCCATTTCTAAGTTTTCAATCCGCTCAGGCTGGTCTGAGTGACCCTTTGGATCTGGGATCCTTTGAGGATTTGAAACCGATTCCGGAGGTGGAGTATATCCAAGGGTTTTTCTATGGGGTTGGGTCAAAAAAGCCCCCGCTCTTTGAGATTACCAAATCGAAAAGGGTCCAGATTTCAAATGCCGAACCCAAGAGGATCAAGATTGCATTTAAAAAGGGAACCGCGACCCTTTATAAAAAGTCGGTTGTTCTTGCGGGTCCGGTTTATTCTGACGAGCTCGAAAAGCTATTAAAGAAGCAGATTCCACTCTTGGACTTTTTAAAGTTTGGGGTCACGACGAGCACGTGGTGGTACGATGTCGAACATCCCCTGAAATTGACTCTTATAAACCGGTACTACCTGAAACATAAGAGTCCATTCTTTACGATAACGTACACTGCAGGTGAGGATCTCGGCAATGAGTATAGTGATTTTGGAACCCAGCGTCTGGTCGTACGATTCAGGGGCGGTACCGCAACCGCGATGATCTATGACACCGGAAAGATTATCATAACGAGCACCGATGAACCCTCTGATGCCCTGATGGATACAATCGATGATATAGTATCAAAGGGTCCGGCGCGGGTCGATCCTCGGGCGCACGTTCCCAAGACGGGGTATGCCCTGTTAAAGAACAAGAGAAACCCATTGGTTTCGAACCATGGGAACCTCGCCTCCAACGAGTACGTCCGCCCCGGACCGAATAAAATGATGCGGGTCTATAAAATTCCAGCCAACCCGGGACTTTCTCGGACCAAGGTTCAAAGATCCTTTGAGAATGCCGGGATTCCGATACCTCAAAATGTCAGAAACATATTCGGCATTGCCGGTCTTTTAAAACCCAAGGTGTCTGACCAAAGAACCAACAATTGGAATGCTCAAAAGGAGGGGTACTATATTCGCCCTGGTCCCCAGGGACAACCCAAGTTTTACAAGATTCCGATGGATATATCAAAGGGTCGCAAGACGGTCCTGGAAGCCTATGCAAAGGTTTCGGTCAAGGTGCCCGAATCGGTCAAGAAACTCTTCGGTATCGGTGAACCGGTGAAACGGATCGAACACCCGGTGATTAAACCCCGGCTCCCCAAGGCTAATCTTCAAATTATCGCGGCATCGAGAAACCTTCCGGTCATCGGGGTTCCCAAAAAGACTCTCATCAACATGGTCCGTAAGAATGTTCCGAAGGTGGTCGGAGTACCCAACTTTGTGCTAGGGGGCGTCAATCACTTTTTGATTGTCGAGTCTGAAAAGGTGAAGCGGGATCGCGAACGTAAATTGGATTCTTTCAAGATTCAGAATCTTCGAAACATGTTCAAGGCGTACACGGGATCCAATGTAAAGGCTTCACTCAAGAAGAATATCGTCGCCGAATTGTTAAAGGAGAAGAAATCCCGGAACGAGATCAACCGGCAGGCTGCCGAGGCGTTTGCCAACTTTAGCAATAGCGAATCGGAGGCGCCTTCACCGGTACCCCAAAGGACCGCTCAGAATATCGTTCGGAACGCACTGGGTCCGAATGCGTCAAATGCGGATATCAATCGGTTCCTTTCTGAGGTTTCGGGTCGGGGCGCCTCCAAGTTTTTCAATACATATGTCAATCGGTACCATCGGGTACCGAAGACGATACCGGCGAATGTTCGTAATAATATGATTTATCGTCTCGGGAAGGATAATTTCGAGAGGGAACTCGGCTTGTATCTCAAGACCCAGAAGGTTCGGGCTAGATTAAACAAGTCGCCTCCGAAACTGGTTGGGGCTCGGGCTCTGGTGGAGGAGATGTAAAAGACAAAGGCGTAGCCTTTGGATCAAAAGGAATCAGAGGCAAAGACAAATTCATAGAATTTGGGGAAGGAGGAATCAGAGGCAAAGACAAAGACAAATTCATAGAATTTGGAGGAATCAGAGGCTCCGCCTTTGGATCAATAGGATACCGAATCTCACAGAGACCTTCCCGACGCGTCTTGACGACCCGGTCCCAAAAAGCCTTCATGATGGGGAGCTTCTCGGCAAACCATTCTCGATCCCTCTTGGTTCGAATGATTGTCATCTTTCCCTCGTGGTACTGGACAAAATCACACTCTTCGAGTTCCGTAATCTCCAAGAGAACCTGAATCTGAGGAACGTAATGTTTTGGAATCGATTTTTTAATCTGGTTCGGGCACTTAATCTCTATAAGAAGGTTATCCTCGGTTATACCATCGACGGACCCTCCGAGCCAAGGATACTTTTCATGAACCAAAAGACCAATCTCATGGGTCTTTCGGTTCGTGTCCTGATCATAGAGATCCCGGACTATGGGCTCAAGGATCGTCCCTCGTTCCGTATTCGCATTCCCCTTGAATTGTTTGAAACCACACTTTTCAACGAGAAGGGCATCCGGACTCTTGAAAAAGTTGTCACCGATTGCTGAAGCGACGTCAGACGCCGTCAACATGGTTCCGCGTTGGGCAAACCATGCAGGGGTCCTCTGATCGTCATAGTTTCGCGAGAGGAGGTCTCGGACCCGATCGTTCATTACTTTAGAACAACTTTATTGCTTAATATCCTCGAGCGCCTTGGATGCCGCATCCTGTTCGGCTCGGCGTTTTGTGGTCCCTTCACCCTTGGCGAGCAAAGAGCCATTGACCGATACGGTTACTATATAAATCCCTGATAAGAAAGTCTCTATATCGTATATCGGTAAAGTCTTATAAGTGGTTTGACAATAACGCATCAGTTGGTCTTTAAAATTGTCATCGGATAAATCAACCGGGTAATCTTGGATAAGACCCAGGATAAACTGTTTCGCATGCAGGATGCCCAAATCGATATATATTGCCCCTATGAGCGCCTCTAGGACATCTTCTAGTATCTTGGGATTTCGATTCCATCCGTTTCGGTGTCCTTTTTCATCCATCTGGATCCATTTATAAAGTTGGAGACTTTCGGCAATCGATGCAAGGGTCGTCCCCCTTACAAACTTGGTCCGGGCTTTGGTCAGGAATCCCTCCTGGTGCTCGGAGCCATACTTGTCGTACAGGTATTTGGTAACCACAAATCCCAGGACGGAATCACCCATAAATTCGAGGTTTTCATATGATTCTTCATTCGAAGATTTATGGGTGAATGCTCTCTGATATGTTTTGAGATTGTTGATTCGGGAACCGATTAAGGTTTCGACATCTGATTGGGAAATCATATTTTATTATTGAACCAATACTTTAAACCCTTTGGAAATTCTATGAATTTGTACACTTGGTTTTCTTCGCTCCCCAAATTCTATGAATTTGTACTCTTTGTCCTAAGCCTTCTTGGCAACCGGACGCCCCTTCTTGACCGGGGGAGCAGACTCAGAAGGAGCAGACTCAGAAGGAGCAGACTCAGAAGGAGCCGGGGTCTCAACCGCCACACCCGCCACATAATGGTGCTTCAGGTAACGCTGGATGTTCAGGTACGTAATCTTGGTATCAGGGGGTGCGTTCAGGAGAGTCCGGAGCGCATCATCCAGAAGAATCTCTTGACCATTCTTGAGGTTGTGGGTCCCGGCATAGTCCTTGATCGCCTTGGTCACATCAGAACGGGAAATGGTTTGCCCGTCCGAAAGATTCAGGAAAGTCTGGAGCTCCTTGGACACCTGAAGGGGCTTCTTGAAGCTGTTGTTCTCGGACCGCTCCTTTGCCTTCTCGCCCGTCGGATCCTTGAGCATCTGGAGCACCTTGCGGAGATCCTTGTGCAGGGACCGAACCTCGTGATCCAGAGACGCCACCGAAAGAGCCAGAGAGTCCAGAGATGCCATTTCTAATATTGGTGCTCAGTTTATCTTTAATACCCGGAAAGACGATGAGAGCGACGATGATAAACTGAGGATACGGTACAATCAAGAAGAATAATAAAATTTGCCATATCGGAAACCCAAAGAGACTCGATGTCAAAACTTTCCTGATATCCTCTGGTATCAGAGTATCCATTATATAAAGAATTGATTATTTTGTAAATAAAATGGACTTTGGGACCCCGTCCAAGACGTCAGATGGTTCTTATTATGCCAAGCCCAAGGAGGGTCAGTTTGTGGCTCGTCTGAATGCCGTCAAGTTTGTTGACGGTTCTTTCGAGTCGTTTCTGATTCCGAACCTCAAGGAGGAGATTATCGACTTTGCATCGGAACACTCCAAGGAGTGGTTCGGTAAGGTGATTTCCAAGGATGTATTGTCCGGCATGTACGACGACGAGTTTGATTACAAGATTGATGATGATACGGCATTCTTTGACGAGAACCGTAAACCGATCGATGAGTTGGTCGGGTCCGGTTCGGTTGATATCCTTATAGAGTTGGACGGGGTCTGGTTCATCAAGAAATCATTCGGTCCTCGGTGGCGAATTGTTCAGGCACGGGTCCTTCCTGCAAAGGTTCCCAAGGAGTGCAAGCTGTAAATAAAAATCCATCGGGTATTATAAATGGCAATTGATGGCAAGACTATCGCAATCATAGTCCTCGTGGTACTTTTCGTCGTGGCTATTTTCGGGGGATCTCGCATGATGAGCAAGTTTACCGCAGGAGCTTCGGCTAGCGCTAGCGCTGGTGCCCCGATGCCTGCCGGTTCCCCGATGAGCAGCGATCAGAACATGATGAACCCGGCACCGGTGCCAGTGAATGAGGCTCCGACGACCCAGACCCCCAGTGCCCTCCTCCCCAATGAGATTCCAGTCTCTGACAACTTTGGACAGTTTTCGGCTCAGGATATCATCGGTAACCAGAACTACCTGGACCCCCGGTCCCAGATTGGTTACCCAGGGACCGTCGGTGGTGTTTTGAGAAATGCCAACCTGCAGTACCGTTCCGAGCCTCTGAACCCTCGGGACCCAGTCAGCATCTTTAACCTGAGCACGATCGTTCCGGACACCATGCGTCCGTCTTTCGAGATTCAGGACCAGGAGTACCAGTAAATAAAATCTGAAGGATTTTGAATAAGACCAAGGGCTCACGCCCTTGTGATTTTTGGAGGGACATTAAACAAGTGCTACGCCCTTGTGATTTTGGAGGGAATTTAAACAAGGGCTACGCACTTGAAACGGGACCCAAAACTTAAAGAATTAAATACCCAAAGGAAAAATGGATCTTAAAGCTGCTTTGAACGAGTGGATCGCAATCAAAAAGAACCTCAAGGCGGTCAGCAACGACCTGAAAACCATCAAGGAGCGCGAGAAGCAGTTGTCCAAAATCATCAAGGAGAATATGATCCAGAATGCATATGATGTTGTGAATGTCGAGGGGACCAAGGTGCACGTCAACCGCAAGAAGAAAAAGACCGTGAGTTTCTCCAAGGCGAATGTCACACAGGCGCTTACAACCTATTTCTCGGGCGATCAAGTTAAAATAGAGGGTGCCTTACAATGTATACAGGACCTTGCCCAGGAGCGAGAAGTCACATCTCTGACTCTCAAGGATGGAGGATCTGCCTGATGAGTACATTTCCGATTCCGAGAATATCGTAATCACCGAGACTGAGGTCCAACTCGATTTTGAAACCTGGGTCGACATGAATTCAGAGGAACTCCTCGGTGATTGGCTCTGGATCACCGATGAGGTTTATACGGACCGAACATTCAATGATTGGTGTCACTTTTGTGATGGTCAGATGCCTAAAAAGGTATTTTCATTGATCGATCCAGCTGATCATCCTTTTCTATACAACATGTGGGCAACTCTAAAAATCTCAGGAACCTTTGAAGATTTTTATAGTTTCCTAAAGTAAATGTCGCTCCCCAACATCACTGCTCAGAAGGTTCTGTTCCCGGCTCTGCTTTTCGCGGTCCTGAACTCAGGGCTGGTGGCAGTCACCAACCGTAACACGCACTCGTTCGGTGCCGGTCTTCTGATCACGGCTCTGATCTTCGTGGTGACGTACTATGCTATTATGCGCTTCGTGGTCAAGAAGAGCATGACCCAGGCTGACATCATCGTCCCGGGTCTCCTGTTTGTCCTGCTGACGCCAGGCGTACTGCTGACCCTGCCCCCGGGCTCCAAGGGTATCCTGACCTCGGGTCAGACCTCAGGTGCCGCGACTGCCGTTCACACCCTGGTCTACGCGATCGTCTTTGCATTCCTGCGCTCCAAGTTCCCTCAGTACTATTAGGAAATTAAAGGAAAATCCACAGGATTTTTGTTCGGTCCGGTCCAAAAATAAAACCTTAATATAAATGGATTCCTTTTTGACAAACCTGAAACGGAAAGGTTTACAAGTTGTTATAAAGACGAAACCGCAATACCATTATGAGGTCTGGACCGGTATGAAAAAGGTCCCGACCGGTAATCCTTTGATACCCTTCTCTTTCAAAGGCGGGAAAAGGGTATTCAGGATAGTTCCGAATTAAAGGAACGTGACGCTTTATAACCAATGAAACATCTCATAATAGGTCCCGGATCCATGGCAATATTCATGATGATGGGCGCCTTGGCTAAATTAAAAGAGACGGGGCAACTCGAAGATCTCGAGGAGATTTCGTGTTCGTCCGCCGGAGCCATCCTGGCTTCAACGTTTGTATTCTTCAAGGGGGATCTCAAGAAGGTTATCGATACCGGATTGAACATGGATCTGGGATCCGTAAAACCCCAATTGAAGAATATAATAACCAAATGGGGTCTCATCGACTCGAAAGAATTGTATAAAATATTTTTGGGAATATTCGGTCCAGTGACGTTCAGGGATCTAGAGGGTCCAAAGATTCACGTCGCGGTCTCGGACCTCATTTCGGGGCGCGTCATTTATTGTTCGAGGGATACGACCCCGGACCTCGAGGTTGCCGAGGCGGTCCGAAGGAGCTGTATCGCGCCCTTTATATTTAGTCCCGTGGTGACCAATGGGTCCGTATTGGTTGACGGTTCGGTATTCGAGGAGAGCCCTCATGTCCCATTCATAGGAAAAGAGTCCGTTTTTGAGATTCGATACATTGATAAAGTCCAAAGTAAAAAGGTTCCGGATTCTTTATTTTCATACGTGACTCTGGTTCTATGGGCAGTCATTCTAAAGAATCGGGTAACTTATAAAGCTTTCAACAGGGTCGAGCTCGAGACCGATATAAACATTTTCGATTTCAAGATTTCCAGGGGGATGCGTCAGAGACTATTCCTGGAAGGGTACGGTTCTTTATAAATTTCTTTGGTACTATTAAATGAACCAACCACCATCACGCATGAACCGAGCTAGAGGATTTTTTGGACGTTTAATCGGTCCGTCTTTAGATCAGAGAACGTCCCAATTAAACAATAATAAAATCAGCAACTTTAAATCTAAGAAACTACCGAATAGCAATGCTAAAAACGCGTTTGATGCCATTCCAAACAAAAACACGAAACTCGCCCTCGTAAACTTTTACAAAGGTGGATCAAATTCTATTAGTGCAGGTGATATTGGATATTTTTTAACACATAGAACTCGAATTCGTGTTCCGACCAATTATGCACAGGCAGGTCGAAAGGCTGCTGCTGCCGGTGGATATCTTGCACAGCGCGGTGGACTTGCTTTAGCCGCACCAGTTGCTGCGGCTGGTGGACTTACAGCGGCTACTCTGGGTGGTCTGGGATATGCGGGATATCAAGGTGGTCGGGCAGCAGCTCAGGGCGCTCAGATTTTAGGCAAAGCTACTGTACTGGGCGCTAAGGCTTTTGCTGGCGCGGCGAGTAATAAATATGGAAAGGTTAGAAACACAGTTTCAGCCAAGTACAATCAATTTTCCGGTAGAAACACTAACCAACGTTTGCAAGCTCTTAGTAACAAGGTAAACAGTCTTGAGAGAAGATTAAATAATATAGCACCCCGGATCAGAATTGCTCCATTAAATTAGCACCCCCCGTAAACTGACGGTAGAATCTTCTGGAACGGTTCCCGGTAATAGTGACTCTGGGTCCTCCGGAAGAATTCACCCGAATCCAAGTCAAAGATGGCGCGACACAGTTCGGTCAAGAGAATCAGATCGTCCCGGACCAGATGTTCCTGTTTGATCGAGAGACCGTTACGGGTTGCCGAAACCAGGTTTGCAAGGTTCCCATCGGTAATGTTCCCGTCATAGATTCTTAGAAATTTCGCACCGACATCCGTCTTGGTCAGACACCAATGCGTGCATAGCTTGCACTTTTCATCAAAACGGGACCCATCCCTGAAAAGGACCGGAAAAGCCTTTTTCAGGTGTGCGATATCGCGCTCGGCATTATGCATCACGATCGGGGAATCCCCGAAACACATAATCTTGTAAATCTCGGACATTGACATGACCAAGACGTTCGGGTCCGTTTTCAACGTATCGATAATCTTATTCTTGGATGCGAGGGTCAGCGAGGGGCTCTCGAGACTTTCGTGGACGATGTATGTCGCCTCATCGAGCACCTCGGTGAATGTGACTCGTTCCGGGTCACGGTTTCGACCACCAGGATACTTTTTTTCATACTTTACGAATCGGAGTCCGATGATGACAAGGAGCCCATCGAGCTGAGACTCGATATCGAGCAAGGATACCGTCGCGCTCTTACCCATTTGTTTCTCGGGACCTTTCCTTTTTAATCAACAAAAGTACCAGAGCAAAGAACCAGAATGGTTTACCGCCGAGGGGAACCCGCATCGAGGCTGCCATTGGTATTTTAATGTGGGACCTTTTTAAATGAGAGTACGAAACCCGTTAACTTTTGTCCATCAAGTAGTGTATCGTCCCGGGATCAACAAGACATTTCCTTCAAAGAAAGAAAAGATACACCGATTAAGTGGTCTAATAAATCAATTGGATCACTTGATCGAGACGCCCGGAACATCCTCCCAACATAATAAAACATGGAAACCTATATACGAAGCACGAAAAAAAGCTGCTTATAATTTTGTAAAATCTATAGGTCTTGAAAATTTCCAATCACACCGGAATTCACTCCTAGGAAAGTCTTCAAGTAATGTAAGACCCCCTTCGAATCAAAGTTTCAAAGTAATGAGTCTACCTATATTGATGTTTCAGATTTATGCCAAGCAGAAAAAATTAAACATAACAAAACTCAGCAATCGAAACTATAAAAACTTTGATGCACAATTTACTGTTAGACCCCGGAGGTCGGTATAAACTCCCAGTTTAGATCCTTGCAAATCAATTTCCAAATCTGATCCTGTTTATAGAGCTTCTCCTTGCTCTTGAGTAAAGGGAAACATTCAAGGTAACGATCCTCGGATAACAACTCACAAAACTTGTAAAGGATGTACGAATAGCTCAAAAAGTTTTTACGTTCCGCGGGACAATTGTCCTCGAATGGCTTTTGAATCTTGTGAAACATGTTTCGGAGCTTCTCCTCGAGCATCGGGCTCATTGCCGGTGGCGAAACCCCATTCAGGATGCTCGATATGTAAGGAACGTGTTCGTAATACTTGTTGAGCTTGAGTTTCTTGAGACACTCACGAACCTTGGTGTGTGTCAAGTCTCTCTTTTGAATCTTTTGTTTCCGGAGCTCCTCCCTGAGCGATTCGAAAACGGTCTCGGGCACCTCTGTAATCTCCTTGGCTTGGAATTGGGTGATCCATTCATTAAAGTGATTCTCGCGCTTGTATGAATACATGTTTCGATAATTGTCCGAATCCTGATCCTCCTTGTATCCGCGCTCGGTTCCTAGGACGTAGGATGCCGAACCGCACTTGGTGCAGACCGTGTCCGAAGAACAATCGTCATACATGAGGTCCCGGGACCCACACGTTCTACACGTATCCTCGTGATCCGAGTACTCTTGGACCCCGGACCCTTCATTCTCCACCTCTAGGAGGTACCGGCTAAATAGATCCTTTTTGTTTTTGGTCTCGTCGTAATTTTTCAGGAACGGGGCTGCCCTTGCCATGTAATCATACATGAGCGCCGGGGTCCCTTCGAGTTCTTTAATCCTTGATTGGTACCTCGCATACATTAATCAATATATAATCTTTCTTTTAAGTAAATGTCGAGGAGACTATTTGGAAAAACTAAAAATGAGAATTATAAAAAAGGTAAAGCCCAAGCCGAAGCATGGCTCGAGCAATTACTCAAAGAACGTGGTGCGACACGTTCAAAAAGTGGAAAAGTTTATCTTGGTAATCTACCTCCACCTAAGAAACCGACTACCCCACCAAAGAAACCGAATTCCCCACCAAAGAAACCTATCAATACCATAGCCCAGCAACTCGTAAATAGTTTGCTTATGAACGCACAACGTAGATCTAACATTGGTTGGTTCGGAAAGCTAAATGCTCATAAACCTAAACCAACAATTAGAAATCTAACGAATGAAGAATTAAATGTACTTAGACCATTACATAATGCAGGGAATCTTGATAATCACCGACACTTAGTCGAAAAAATTCGTAACACGCGAATAACCAGACTTAAATCTAAAGTGGAACCTTATTTCGAAAGAATTAAGAAAACGTTAATAGGTGCCAATAAGGTGTCAATGGATTATGAATATGATGACACACGTATTGATATAAAATTTAACGGAATCGGTGACGTTCATTTTTTACCTGAAAATTTTTATGAAGTTCATCCTATTATTTATGTATCATTTACAGGTAAACCTACAATAGATAAAAAATATACATTGGATTCTACCGCAAACTATATCAAACATGTCATGAAACCAATTTATCCTAATCTTACTATAGTTTATAATATTTCACATGAAAACAACCAAAATGCCATCTTGAGAAACCTTATAAAAAATAGTCATGAATTTAACAATACACGTAATGTTTATAAACCGAAAGGCGTTAATCTCAATATTTAAAAAGGTTATCCCCTTATCAGTATGGATGTTTACTTGTTTTTTAGTAGACAAAACTGGTTCGTTCATAGGATCCAACATGTCGAACGCTCCGGTTTTTTAAGTGACGTGGAGTACTTTAAAAAACCGTGCATTGTGACGTACGAATACAACTTGGCGACCCACAAGACCCTTTTGAGAGGGTCCGATATATTCCCACCGGAACCCCAGATGGGGTTTTTCATCCCCGATGTTTCGTACATCTTGAATGGTAAGGATCGGACCGGAGACTTTGAAATCTTCTCGGGTCCGAGACGCGTTGACATCCCAGGGGTACTCATCACCAGAAAATGGCGAATCAAGTTTAGGAGGTTCGGGGTCCAGATATCAAGGGATGAGTGGGTCGTTCCCGAATGGTCCGGGACTTTGGAGGTTACCAATCTTTGGGGTCAAAAGAGGACCGAAAACATTCATTTCAGGTTGATGGAGCCAGATAAAACTTGATGTCACCGAGGTTCGCTATGGTGTATTGAAAGACAATCGGTGAGTCCGGTTCCGGATTCTGAAGAATTTGGACAATCGAACAGAGAATCGTCCCCTTGGTAAACATCGATAGGTATTTGAGCTTGAATAAACCCTGGGCATCTTCGGGGACGGACTCGGTCTGTTCGATGTTGGTCTCTTGGGATGCAAAGTCACCCTCGGACTTGAATATAATCTGGTTCCCGGTTCTGGTGATGGTCATGTCGGATCCGATGTTCGCCATGTCCCTGACGAGCTTTTGGAAATCGACCGACGAGATGCTCGTCTGGTACCTCATGGTAATTTCAGGAATCTCGAGCTCATCCTCATTGAGGTCGAGAAGCTTTACTGAAAAGTTGCTCGTAGACTTTTTCGAATCATTCTGGACCGAGATGAATAGATTCTCGTCGCGGACCTCCATGGTCAACACATCATTCGACCGGATCGATTTGATCAGTTTGAATATGTTTAGGATGTTGATTCCGACGGTTGTATCCTGGGCACACTCATACTCTTCGAAATTCTCGGCAGCCATGAAAACGTGAACCAAGGTGACCCGTGCGATATCAAACGCGATAATCTTGACTCCTTCGCTCGTAAAGTATATATTCACATCGTTGATGATATCCTTGAGGACCTCGAATAGGTTTTTGATTGCGGAAGCTTGGATACTCTTAAGCTTCATTGGTCAGATAGGTTTATTTTCTTTTTAAGTTGTAATAATGGCTAACAGAAATAAAGAAGCGCGATCGATAGCTAATCAATTAGGGTACGAAAACGCCAAAATTAAGCTTATAGCAGGAGGTATATCAGGTGGAATTTATAATATTGGTGATACGGGTACAGTTTTAAAAGTTATGAAAGCGAGGAAAAGTGTTTTAACTCCAATAACCGGAAAACTAATTAATGTTCCATATTATGGAACCAATCTAAGAAATACTGAGATCAATTTACAAAGAAGAATGGCTAGATTGTGGTTGGCTCCACCGGTCCTAAGTAAATATATACTAGGTTCCGGTAAGACGTATGGAGGGTTCTTAATGAAGAAACTTCCTCCAAATACTATAAAACTTGGTAAATATTATGACGCCATCGAGACCATTGGTCCAAATAATTTTCATAATGTACCTGAAAATGTAAAAAAAATGGTCACGAATGCTAAATATTATGAAGCCAATGTTAATACTATGGAAAATAAGTTTGACAAATTTTTTAAAAATGTAAAAAAAATGGTCACTAATGCTATTATAAAAATGCACCGAGCCGGAATCCATCATGGAGATTTACACAATGAAAATATAATGGTTACATACGACCCAAAAACACTAGAAGTTGAACGAGTATGGATTATTGATTATGGTGCGGCAACATATATACCAATCGGTTACACGTTTACAAATCTGGTTCAAGCGTATACTAGTTTTGGTAATAATGAGTATGTTATAACAAAAAACAATCCAAATTTTATGGTTAGCATGCCAAATTACATTAGACAAAACATATTAAATATACCGAAGAATCAACCTAGGAACCCTTTTATCCGTTTTAGAAAATTACCCAACTCTAATTATTCGTCGAAATCTCCTTGAACCGAGACTTGGGATCCTTCGAGATGCGCTCCTCGAGCTCCTTGGTCATCGGTGGAGCGAGTTGGACCCCGTAACTATCGAGCGCGAACGAATCACCGACCCCGTCATACGGCTCATCGATGAGAGCTCCAACCTCGTGACCGTTCCCTTCAAAGTGAACCGGGATCATATTCTCGAGCCACCGGAGCACCTCGATCCCAACCAGGAGTTCCCCATTCTCTTGGAGGAGCGCCGGAACCTTTTTTAGACCCTGAGGAACCCCTTGACGGTTGATGTCGTGCGGTTTCACCAATGGAATCAAAACCGGATGGTCTCGTATAAACGCTATAAGTTCCATGCAATGTGGGCACTTTTCCGAGACGATCAAGGTGGCGACCATTTTCAGAATAGCTTTTTAAATGTTTAATATAATAAATGAACATCGTATACCTGATTCTGATTGTCATCATGGTTGGTTTGATATTTTCAACACGCAAGGATTTCATGCCCAAGGTTTCGGAACATTTCAGTCCTGCCCAGGCTTGGAATATTCAAAACACCGTCGATGCGATTCAGGAGACCAAGCCCGGGTTTCCGATCCGGACCATATACTACAATCCGAATCCCGACGGAACCTTTCTATCCCGGTTCCTGTTTTATGATACCCAGACCCAAAAGGGGGTCCAGTACGACGTTACGACCGATCCGAGCGGGTCCAAGATTCTCTCCCTGAGCGAGCAGGTTGACCCCGACTTTAAAAGTCCATTTGAGGGGTTCAAGGCGCACGGGACAATCAATAAAGGTGCCGAGGCTGCCCCGGTGATTGATTTCAAGGCGATTGCGGACAAGTACGAGTCCTAAAATAATAAAATTCAAAGTCTCTCTTAATGCTCAAGGCTTCCGACATTGCAAAGAGGACACGGGAACAGCAAGAATCGAAAAAGGAGATTTACCTAAAAATCTTGAAACAGGCTTCTCGAAAGATTGAGAATGCGGTCCTCATGAAGAGAACCGGGATCCGTTTTAAAATTCCATCAATCATCTTCGGGTCCCCGGTCCTTACCAATGAATCAGGGTATATAGCGCGCCAATTGGTCCGGATGGGGTACCACGTGAGCATCATCGATCCAATGACGGTTGATATTCGTTGGGGCACTGCCGAACCCAAAAAGCCCGAAGAGAAGAAACCGGAGATATTTCTCGATAAGCTTGCCAACATCAAAAAGGCTGCCCAGAGCATCCGTCAAAAGGCTGGGGGACCTAACTAAGTGCTTTAATTAAGTGCTTTAATTAAGTGCGAAGCACTTGTGTTTGTAATTAAAGTGCTTCGCACTTTTCTCCGCATTTTTCTTTTTTTTAAATCGATCGGTACCTTAAATGGCAACCGAGTTTTACAACACGATGTTGTGTGATTCCATGGTTCCGGTCATCAGGGATTACTTTTTGGACATGTACGAAAAGCCCCGGGAAGGTAAAACTCCGACCCTCATCGAGTTTCAGAAATATCTCAGGACCGTCAATGATTGGACATCGACCCAGATCGGGGACCGTTTGACCGATATCGAAAAGCATTGTGGACCATTCAAGTGTTATGTCAAGGCGTATTTTGTCGCCTATGCCAAGATGATTATGAATAGCGTCCGATTGAGCTCCCAGGGGAAGAACATTTCGGTCAAGGTCCCCATGGCTGAGACCGTCGTTCACTATTGTTTTCTTCGATGTGCCCAATATGTCTACGAACACCCGGACCTCATTAAGAATGTCCCTTTGCTCGATCCGGCAATCGAGCGGATAATCATCAAGACCCTAAGATCCCTGATTCCGATCCAGGCGATCCTCGTCGATTGCATTCCGATATCTGGAAATTCCGTGGAATTTCGAGAGCCGGATGCACCATTCAGCCCGGTTCAGGGAACCCCACCGGTTTCTGAGCCGGTAAAGGAACCGG